CTGTAAAAAAAGGATTTGGTTAAATGTCCCCAGTAAAATTAATTAGTGTTACTCCCGATGCGGAGAAAACAATGGCATATATTGCCAGAGTATCTAACCCAAATAATCAAGAAAACGAAAAGTTTGCAGGATTATTGAAATATTGTATTATTCATAACCATTGGTCTGTATTTGAACAATCCTCAATGACTCTTGAAATAGAGACCACAAGAGCAATTGCAGCACAAATATTAAGACACCGTTCTTTTACATATCAAGAATTTTCACAAAGATATGCAAGCACAGAACTTTTATCAAAAGATATACCCTTACCAGAATTAAGAAGACAGGATGTGAAAAATCGTCAAAACAGTATTGATGATTTAGATGAGTTTACAAGACAAACTCTTGAAATGCAGATGAAAACTCTTTTTAGTTCTGCACAATCATTGTATGAATCAATGTTGAAACAAGGAGTTGCAAAAGAGTGTGCTAGAATGGTATTACCACTTTGTACTCCTACAAGAATCTATATGACAGGATCTTGTCGTTCATGGATTCACTATATTAATCTACGTTCTGCACATGGTACACAAAAAGAACATATGAAGATTGCAGAGGCATGCAGAGACGTATTTATTGAGCAGTTTCCGGTGGTATCAGAGGCTCTAGATTGGGTCTAAATAATTTTACCTAACTTATTACTATGGCAACATATCCAGTGGTTCATTCAAAAACAGGTGAACAAAAAGAGGTATCAATGAGTGTCCACGATTGGGATCAGTGGAGGAAGGATAATCCTGAGTGGTCAAGAGATTACTCTGATCCATCCACCATGCCAAATGTGGGGGAAGTTGGGGAGTGGAAGGATAAACTTAGAAAGAAAAATCCGGGATGGAATGAAGTGTTGGAAAAAACTAGACAAGCAATACCTCATAGAGAGAGGGGGGATAAAAACTTAGTACAAAAATTATAATGCCACGTAAGAAAAGAACTGCTGACCAACCGATTGGTGTTGGTTTAACAGCTAAGCAACTCAAAAGAAAAAAACCTCTTGGTAATGACTACCTTATTGATATAGAACCACTCACAGATAATCAAAAAAGATTATTTGAATCCTATAAAAATAGTAAGCATATCATTGCATATGGAGCAGCAGGAACAGGTAAAACATTTATTACCTTATATAATGCACTGACTGATGTTCTTGATCCATCAAAACCTTATGAAAGAATTTATTTGGTTCGATCACTGGTTGCAACAAGAGAGATAGGATTTCTTCCCGGAGATCACGAAGACAAGGCTGATATCTACCAGATACCATATAAGAACATGGTGAAGTATATGTTTCAGATGCCATCTGATGCAGACTTTGAAATGCTCTATGGTAATTTAAAGGCACAAGAAACTGTAAAGTTTTGGAGCACCTCATTTTTTGAGGGGAACAACACTTGATAACTGTATTGTTTTAGTTGATGAATTTCAAAACTTGAATTTTCATGAATTAGATAGTATAATAACAAGAGTTGGTGAAAACAGTAAAATTTGTTTCTGTGGTGATGCCACTCAGACAGATTTACAAAAGACCAACGAAAAAAATGGAATCATTGATTTCATGAAGATAGTTCGGACAATGCCTTCTTTCGATATTATTGAATTTGGCATAGATGATATTGTTCGATCTGGATTAGTCAAAGAGTACATTATCGCTAAAATGCAACTAGGTATGTAATGTTTAATCATGTAGATATTGAACTCCCGAAACTTACAAGGGAGACTATTGATGGGGTTCGTTATTATTCAGTTCCTGATGAAGATGAACTACTTAAATTAGTATCAATCACTTCAGTCACAAGTCATTTCAACAAAGAGATATTTGTGAAGTGGAGAAAGTTGGCGATGTCGAGGCAGATCGTATTACGAAAGCTGCTACTACACGCGGAACATCATACCACTCACTTACTGAGAATTTTTTACTCAATAAGGAACTTCCCGAAGGATTACCAATTTCTGAGTTCTTATTTAAGATATCAAAATCCACACTCAGAAATATAAATAACATACATGCTTTGGAAGGTTCACTTTATAGTAAGCAATTAGGAATTGCAGGAACCGTTGATTGTATTGCAGAATACAATGGTGAATTAGCGATAATAGACTTTAAGACATCCGCAAAACCAAAACCAAAAGAGTGGGTTGAACATTATTTTGTTCAAGCAATGGCATACGGTTGTATGTTATACGAACTCACTGGTATTTCGGTTAAAAAATTAGTTATCATCATGTCCTGCGAAAATGGAGAGTGTGTTGTCTATGAAGAATACGACAAAGCAAAGTACATCAAACTACTCGGAGAATACGTTAGTAAGTTTGTTCAAGATAAATTGGAACTCTATGGAACCGAATAAAGAACTAGAGAAGGCTATTGAGAAGAAGTTTCTAACTCCATCCAAGTTTGCGATTGAGATTGAGAAAATAGTTGCCGAAGAGGAATTCAATTACATTGATGCAATCTGCCACTATTGCGAATCTAACAATCTTGAGATAGAATCAGTAACGAAACTCATTTCAAAGTCTCTCAAAGAGAGATTAAAATGGGATGCAACCCGTCTTAATTTTATGAAAAAGACAACTCGTGCTAGACTACCTTTGTAATGAAAAAAGCAGAATTGATTCATTGGAGGTTACAGGCAATAATTCGGGAAAACAATATGCCAGATCTTAAGTATCTTGGTGTAAGACCCGATAGTATTGGTGTACCTCAACATTGGTACCAAATCGGTAAGGCAGAAGTGCCTTGCGATGCAATTACAGAATTAGACACTGAAATTACTGATGATGATCAAGAAGAAAGTGACACCCTTTGAAACCTATCAAACATATCTTTCAATTAAAAATCATTTTTCAAGTCCGAAATATGATTACTTTAAGTATGGTGGTAGATCAAGAGCCAAGATAACTGCTTTCAATAAACGGAAAGATAAGTATTGGTTTGAGAAGACATCGAGAAAATATCCTGATCATGAGATCGTTGATTTTCTTGTGTCCAACTTTGTGAATACGGATAATCCCTCTGGTCTATGGATTGGTGAGATCATCAATTCTGGCGAAAGGAATTATTCAGAGTGGTCAAGACGACAACAAAGTCTTGGTTATATTTTTAGAGAGCAAGTTACTGAGTTATTCAATGAATTTAATTTAGATAATTTATTTGATTGCTCAAATGGCCACCCGATAATACTGAAACAATATCTTGGTGGTCACATTGACTTAGAGACTCTTGTTATTCTTGATAAGATCTTTGAGTTTCGTTCTAAGTTTGATAAAAAACTTACTGACCCCGTGTGGGAAACCGTAAGTCTCAAACTGAGGAAATATGATCCTTTCATAAATATTAATGTGTTTCAATATAAAAAAGTTTTACGAGAAGTGGTCAATGAGTGAATTTTTTGAATCAGACATAGTTAAAGAAGAACTAACTGAGATTAACAGATTGCAGCAGGAGGTCTATGGATCTACGATGCAATACCCTTCCATGTCTCGTGAAAAGAAACTGGAACACGTTGATAAGTTAACACTACTTACAGACAAACAGAAGGTAATGTGGACTCGTCTAAAATTATCTGACGATCCAGAGGCAAAGAAAACATTGAATGATATGAAAAAATCCATAGCCTTATTTGGTTATGGTGAAGACATTGATATGAATCTTTTCTTTGATGCTGTTCACAAAACCATACAATCATTACGAGTCAATATTGACTAAATGATCTGTCTTTGTTATAATAAAACCAATCCAACGAAATCCAAATTAATCCGAGGTAATCCAAATGTCATTTGCTGATTTAAAGAAGCAATCAAAACTAGGCTCACTAACTGCAAAGTTAGTTAAAGAAGTCGAAAAGATGAACAACAACGGTGCATCAGGTGATGACCGTTTCTGGAAACTAGAAGTAGACAAGAGTGGTAACGGTTATGCTGTTATTCGCTTCCTACCTGCACCAGACAAGGAAGATCTTCCTTTTGTTAAATTATATTCCCATGCCTTCCAAGGCCCCGGTGGATGGTACATTGAAAATTCATTGACTACTTTAGGTCAGAAGGATCCTGTATCAGAATATAATTCCCAGTTGTGGAATAACGGAACAGATGCTGGCAAAGAACTTGCTAGAAAGCAAAAACGTAAGTTGACTTACATTGCAAACATCTATGTCGTTAAAGATCCTGCAAATCCTGAGAACGAAGGACAAGTATTCTTATATAAGTTTGGTAAGAAGATCTTTGATAAACTCACTGCAGCAATGCAACCTGAGTTCGAGGATGAAGAGGCAATCGATCCATTTGATTTCTGGCAGGGTGCAAACTTCAAGTTAAAAGCAAAGAATGTCGCAGGATATCGAAACTACGATAGTTCTGAGTTTGCAGCACAAAGTCCTCTATTAGATGACGATGATGCAATGGAAGCAATCTGGAAGAAGCAAAGTTCTCTTGAAGAGTTCAGTGCTCCTACACAGTTCAAGTCCTATGATGAACTTAAGACTCGTCTTGAGTATGTTCTAGGTAAGAGAGGTGGTACTCCAGCTGCTCAAGATCCAGAGGTTCAAGAGGAAGAGTATGAAAGAGAACCAGTTGCAGAAAGGGAGACTGTCTCCTCAGTNGCAAGAGGTTCAAGTGAGATAGAAGATGACGATACGTTATCGTATTTCCAAAAACTCGCAGAAGACTAAAAGAAAAGGGGTCGCAAGACCCCCTTTTTTATGGCATGGTTATATTTGTATTTTCTGTCTTCGCTATGGTATCACTTACAAACTGTGATGAGGGGCCATATATCATTATATCTCGAAAGTCATCAAGGAATTGTTGTAAGAAACCATTTTTAAGAACGAATATATTTCTTTTATCATTGTTAATTCTAGTTTCATGAACATAATTACTTACAGCAGATACAGGGTCATTAATTGCCACAACATTTGTCCCTAACTTAGTAAGATCATTAGTTTTCACTTCACCATTTTCAAAATAAGTTAATTTAAATTCTTTACTTACTCTCTTACCACCTTCAAGTACAATTCTACCTTTAGAATCTTTTATTTCTTTTGTTTCATAATATTTTACCTCATTTAAATTTTCACCATATTTATTACTTGCATAATCAAATAAATCATTATTAGATAAAGGCCATTCTGCACGAATATTAACGATTCCTGCACAAATAATAACTACCCAATCAAGTTGTGCAGTTCCATATAATTGTTCTGCAACATTATCAGGTCGAAAACCCTCTGGTATTTCATACTTATCAAAAAGAGTGATGATACTCTGTAAATCTTCTCTTAGTTTAACACGACGGAATAAATTCTTTGCATCAATATACTCAAGTGATGAGTTTTTATTTGATAAGAATGATGGGTATCTGAGTGTTGGTAATTCTTTAAAATACATTAGAATCCTACTCCTGAAGAATCTTTATCATAATCATCAAAGTAAATGGGTTCGATCTCTTTAAATGATAAGTCAAGTTGCATGGAGATTGGTGTTGCATCATCATATGTTGCGTACACTCCTTCCCCAGTATAATTAACTGACATATTTGTGAGAAAACATTGTTTGAATTGATTTAAGAACGGATGATTTCTATTACCTTTTCTATATCTCAATTCAAAAAGATTTGGAGTTTTCATGAATATTGCTGCACCACCAATTTTATCACCACCTGTTTTAGGTGCCATATTCTGTTTAAATGATCTTATGATTTGTTTACATTGATTTGCCTCTTGTGGACTACGAGGTGTAAACTTGAATGAGAAACTAAAACTTCTTAATGTAGGGCCATTGAAGAGTAATTCTAAATTAGGATTGAATATCTGCCCACTTTGTCTTGCCATTAANTGCTCTGTCGATACATTTGCACCAAACACACCCATAGCAGCAGAAGTTGCTTTTGCAGTTAACCCTTTTTGTGCAGCATCAAGTAATGCTTCAGGATTATCAACTTTTAGATTTGAACCAATATCTTTTCTAACATTTTCTGCCCCTTCAGCAAAGGTTTGTTCATCTGTTAATGATTTAACCAATTCTGCACCTGCTCGCATACCACCACTGATCGCACCAGCCGCAGCACCCGTCAGAGTGTTCATCTTACTATCACCGTAACTTGCTGAGTTACCATCTTTGATATCTGATGGGATTTGTAATAATATTGTTCCATTATTTTTTACTGACTTTCTAGAGAGAGAACCAGATCTTGTATTTCCTGCTTTTCTGTTTAAAGTATTTCTACCAAATCCTTGTTGTCCAATTAATTTAGATCCTGTACCACCACCAACAACATCTTTTCTTACATATTCTTTTATATCTATCTGCAAATAGTCAGTCGTACCTGTTAATGCTTCTAATGGATATCTTAAAATTGCCATATCGACCTTATTTTTAACTATTTAGACGAAATTTTCCAAAGGGTAATGCTTGAAGATCTTTTATCTCATCAGCTGTCACTTGATATATGCCACCAACCACTTCATTAAAGGTGTATTGTCTTGATTCCCCCCAGTGAAAATTAACACCTACAAAACCCCAAGAAAATACAGATGTCACTGC